TCCTGTGCAAAGTTCGCCGTACCCGTTATTGTACTAACTATGATAAGTGGAATTGTAAATTTCATGCTCTGATTTTTATACGAACAATATGCTTGGTAATGCATGTATCTATAACAGGCCGCAGCCTCGCCCCAGGATTTAAGTATCTTCTCCTGTTGAGGATGCCATATTTTTGGCAGTTTCTTTTCTACGCTCATACTAATAGATATGAATATAATATTCTTCATCCATTTACTCTTATTTATAACTATGCTTGTCGTACCATTTATGAAAAATAAAGAAAATCTCGAGTTTTATTCACTTCTTGTACCCTTTATATTTTTTCATTGGTCTATAAACGATGATACATGTGCTTTAACACAAATGGAAATGGTCGTTACTGGAAATACAAAAGAAGAAACATTCTTTGGGCGTATTATGGGACCAATATATAAAATGGATGATACCGATGCAAATAATTTTTTAAAATCTATTTTCTTTTTTCTCTGGGTACTCGTTCAATATCGACTTGGTAGAATTGATTTGGGACCACTTCGTGATATTGCTAAATAATCTTAGTATATATAAATGAAGATCAAAAATAAAACGCAAAAGAAATTATTGACTATTGCATTAGTGATACTCGTTGCCGTGATTGTATACCAATTACGAAATCCAATTATTATTAAAAAACAAGTTCCAGTGAATGTACCAATTGAAGTACCAATTCAAATACCAGTAGAAAAGGAATATAGAAGTCCACCTATCAAAGAGTATAAACCTGGATATGTTCAGCAAATGGGCGTTCTCGTAGGTTCAGACGAAGAAACATTACCTTTATATGGTAAAGAAGTTAGGGGTCGACGAGATCAATATCATTATTACACAACAACACCAGGAGATCAGATATATTCATTACCTGTAACGATTGATAATCGTGATTGTATGGACGATATTGGGTGTAGAGAATTATATGGGAATGAAACTGTTTCCGTAATGGGACAAACTGGTTCATTCCAGGCTAAATTATATAGAACTGATAACTTTTTTTAATTATCTTTTTCTTCCTCGTATTTCTCACCTGCAACGAGGTTGTACGCACAACTACCTAAAGACAGTGTTTGTGAACTCATACAGCAGCACGCGAGAAGACACGCCCCTAATAAATGAGGTGGTTTTGTTGGTAACATTTTCAACATGTTAGAAGATGGCCTGTATATAAAGAAAAAACAGAACAAACAACATGTAATTGTGGAAGCTAATTGGCCAGGTGAACAATTAGAAGACATTTATATTAAACAAATAAAAAAAATATTGATTATTATAAATGAGGATCGATACCCTTAAAAATGAAGCAAAGCGTTTAGGTCTTCGTGTAACTAAAAAAATAAGGGGAAAACGTGTACCATTAAGCGAAAAGGAACTTAAAATGAAAATTGAAAGGCGACGTCCCCCATCTTTGGAAATACAGGTTCGCGATTCAAAAAAACTTTTGAGAACATGTAAATCCCTATTGAGAACGGTTAATTCAAATGTTCCAAGAATTAGACGCGTTTCACAAACGCCACGCGTTCAACCAGTTAGAAAATCACCATCGGTATCCCGAGCACCCCCAATCCCTCCTGCACCCCCGGTTCCACCCCGTCCCGTGAGACGCGATCCACGTGCCAATTTAATGACAGCTTTAAAAGCAAACCTTAAACGCCGTGGTCTTAAAGAAAAGATAAATCAAACTTCTTAGACATTATTTTTTTCGCACCTTCTAATTCTGGATGACTCCATAAAAGCCATCGCGACCAAAAACCAGCTGTATAGATACCTGTTTTACCCCAGTTTTCTCTATCGCTTCTAGTAACATCGAGCATGGATTCGTGTACAAATTTAGGATCTTTATGCTGACGAATCATGTATGGTATGAAACCACCATGTCTTGAGACGTACGCACGCATACGTATAGGATTCCCATGTTTTGTATAATCCGAGTACCCTCTAGTACCAAAATCAACTGTACGTCCGTTTTCGAAAGTAACACGAAACTTTTTATCAAACCTTGGACTTTTTTTTAAATGGACGCGCATCTTATAATTACTGTATATAATTTTCACCACGTTTTTTGCGTTTGTATAGAACAATTCCGAGTGTGAGTGATATTAACCACGCTTGAAATTGTGATATTCCATATGGTTCTTCAATCATAAACATGTTTTATATACTATATGATTTATTACTTTATATTCTTAATGTTTATTTTGTAACCTGACGAGTGTGTAGTGGTGATAAAAGTGGAGTGTTGCGAGAGTGAGTGATATGTATGCACCTGGACTACGTCTAACATTTTTGTTTAAAAGTATCAATAAAGCGACCGTGATTAGTATGAGCGCTGGTAAGGCAAAGAGACTTATTTGTGTATCTGTCAATTTTGGATCGTCCTTGTGTATCATTTATTATAGTTTAAGAAAAAAAGAAAATTATAAATGTTTTCGACATACGGCCCTGTACATTTCTTTACCGCCTATAAGTTCAACTTCATTATTATTAACTATACGTTTCGTGAATGGGCCGTGGGTACCATCCATGCACTCCATACACATTGCCGATAATTTGAATACTTTATCGGCAAGAGGTATGCACTCTAATATTTCTCCTATTTTTTCCTGTTTATAATTACCGTCTAAACCTGTTAATATAATGGTTTTACCATGCTTGAGTGCTTTTTCGACAAACGTTTTTAGACCTATAAAAAATTGAGCTTCGTCTATAGCTATTATATCTACTTTTTCGTAATTAAGTTCTTTTAAATTATTTGTTTTTATACACTCAAATTTCATGTTATCGTGCGTACGTAAAACGTGTTCCATACACCGAGTATCTTTGCTCGAGTTTATGACGAGAATATTTTTTCCTATGACTTCGTACCTTTTTAAACGTCGAACAAGTTCGGATGTTTTACCCGAAAACATATTTCCCATGATAATTTTTAAACTCATCTTTATTTATAACACGTTCTTTATTTTTAATATTGTTATTTAAAGATGTGAATATTATATTTAATAAATGTCCGAACCACTTATAATTAAAAGATTAACACTCGATGCGATAGTTCCTACACGTGCATCACCTGGATCGGTAGGTTACGATTTATATAGTTTAAGTGATGTGGTTATCGAACCACACACACGAGAGATTATAAGTACGGGTATATGTGCGACGATTCCTTTGGGGTGTTATGGACGTATTGCACCTAGATCGGGTTTGTCTATAAAGTACGGAATACACGTCGGTGCGGGTGTTATTGATCCAGATTATACTGGTGAATTGAAAGTCTGCCTATTTAATCTCGGATCTGTTTCTTTCGAAATTAAAAAGGGGGATAGAATTGCGCAATTAATTTTAGAAAAATGTTTAACGCCATTAATTGATGAAGTGACTGAGTTGAAAAAGACTATGCGTGCGAATAGAGGTTTTGGATCTTCGGGTACGAATTAATTAGTTTAGTTGCCAAATGCGACACCACCCATACCATTCTTAATCCTGAGAATGTTATAGTTGACCGCATAACAACGTGTAAAGTGAGTTTTACCTGTTCCAGACCCTGGTGTAGATGGGGTATTTATAGATATTTTCGCACTATCGATACGCGAAAAGTTTAAGGTACCTGTTGGTTGGGATTTATTCATGGTAAGACAGAATGGCCATGATGCAATTGGTAATTCATCACCACCTTCTGCAAGAACAGAGCAATGTCTGTCTGGAACAACGTAACGGTGGTAGTCATGGGACATGTTTTCGAAGAGTGGCGTACCGTTTATATACAGAGACGCTTCATTGAATAAATAAGTCGCACCTGTACCAGTTTTGGCAATGTGAACGGACTTAACTGGGTGATTAAAGTACGTAAGATCGATGGATGTATCCGTTTCCTCCATTGGTTGGTATTGTGTTTGTGTAATGAGGAGTTCGTGTTCTTTATTTGCGAAGAATTCGCGTTCGGCTGTATCGAGGAATATGTATGAACCGTATACTTTAAATACACCGGGTCCTGGACTGAATGTACCATTTCTGCACTTAACTCTGACTTCAACTTCATGGTATTGAAGACCGACGAGTGGGAGAGATTTTGTCCAGTCTTCACTGAAGAAGAATGGAATGACGTAGGTATTTACCGAGTGGTTATTACCACCATCATCGCAACCCGACCATGCAGATGCTTTCGCTTGGGATTCGTTATACATATGGGTATGGACAGTGTTAATAAAACCCGTGTCCATTTTACAAACTTCCTGACCGCCTATCCAGAGTGAAAATTCCGTTGGCTGTGTAAATGCAGCTTCATCGGCATTAAATATACTGGTTGGTGAATTAGCATTGTTAACATTTGCACCTTCAATCCAAAGGTAGCTTAAAAGATCGCCCTTGGATTTTATTGGTATTTTTACTTCGGCACCGGTACCAAAATCGCCGATATAATCGAGGCGTTCTGGTTTAATTGCGAAGTTAGTGTGACGTTTATAGTTTTGTCTGAAGAACGAGACTTGTGGGTCGCCTGTGATGTACACATCTTGGGCACCGACCGATACGAG